ATATAGTTAATTTCATTTTAAAAGAAAAAAAGTGAAAAAAGTCAAATACTGTAACAAATTTGTTACAGTTTAAGATCTTTAACTAATTGTTCCGCTGCACCTATAGCCATTGAAGGATACTTTCCTAGAAATGTTCCAGCTTTCAAATCATCTTCTGAAATATAATCTTTGTGTATATGTTCTATGGCGTGCCAATGTTCCAACATAATCTTAGCCATAGAATCAAATGATATATCAGATATTATTGACTTATCTAATTTATAGTAGGCGTATGAAGCCATAAGATATAAGGGTACAGTTCTATTCATACTGTAATCTGTGTATTTTCCAACTTCAACTGTTAGGTTGTAATCTATAAGACTCATTATATTTTCTGTACCCTTTCTTTATCTTTTTCTTTTTATCCGGTATAACTCTACTTTTATATTGAGAAGTGCGTACAGCTTTTGCTACCGGATTTTTCGATTTTTTCATATCTGCGTACTCCCTTCTATAAAGCCTCTTTACTCCAGGAAATTCTTTTCCTGCAAAAATTATAATATCATTTTCCCAATCTATTTCTACATTGGCTCGATAGTCATTCACAGGATGTATAAAATCCGGCTCACCCCAGATTTTTACAGCGGAGTTATATTCTTCTCCTCTGAATCCTATAAACTGTACTATCTTTCCATCTTTCATTTTATGCTATATCCTTTAAATCTAAATTAAATTCTTTAGTTTCAAATCTTAAGATTCTTTCGGCCGGTATCTTATATTTTTTGCAATCCTTAATTGCATCTTTTACTGATTCCTCTTCGGTAACACCTAGTCCACCGATCCAGCCTTCCTTACGTCTACCTAATTGTGGGGTATAATATACGTAATAAGCTTTAGTAGTATATCTTTGAAATTTCATTATATAGTCTCCTCTTTTTCTATTTGCATTTCTATTTTACCAACAAAAGCTAATAATTTTTCTTGAGCTAAATCAATATCATCTTGACTCACTATAAACTTACTTTTATCAATATCAAATTTACCATTTAATATATTTGAGATTTGAAAAATCTCTGTAGCTTCTTTTTTTAGTTTTTCAATATTCGATCTCATTATGATAGTCTCCTTTCCTCTAACATTTCTTCCATTACAAAGTATTGAGCATCTGCTGGATTAGAACCTTCGTTCTTGATAAATTCTTCAACGCGCCTGTCATATTCTGCAGACCACTTAATATCTTCTCTAGCATCTTGTTCTTCGAACCATTCATCTGTAATCATATTTTCTACTCCTTAATTAATTACTATATAATATCATTGTATCACAGTTTTCTGGCAATGTAAACAACAAAAATCACTTTTAAAGAAAAAAAGCGATTTATAATTATAGAGTGTAACAAATTTGTTACAGTTTAGTTAGGTTTTTGTTCCAAACATGTATTTAGCGTATTTAGCTACAAAGGATTTAAAATGATCTGTATACACAAACATGTTGTTTCCTTGGGATTCCCAACAAACGATATTTGCATCAACGTTAGTTGGATTAGATAGTAATGTAAATTGGCCATTGTTAGTATTAAAGACTATCATATAAGTAGTTCCACTATTAACATCAGTCCATCTAAATAAAGGATGCTGACCCATTTCTTTACTTATAAAGTCCATAGCAGTGTTCATCTCGTCACACACTAAAGTCTTTTGAACAAATCTAGTAGTATTTTCATTCATTCTTTCATGAAATGTTTCATTATCTGATGATTCAGTAGAATATGAATATCCAACCACTAACGTAGTAAAGATAGTTGTTAATAATATAAGTGATCCAATATAAAAGTAAAAATTTTTCATAATATTATTTCAATTTAAAATAAATTGTCTCCTCTTCAGTTTTAGGATTTATTAGTGGCAAGTGTGGTACACCGACTGGATTCGATTTACCAATATATTCCCATGAATATCCATCACTCATTTGTTGTTTAGAAGTATTTAAAAATTCTATATTTTCCCAGGTGAATAAACCTGCTATCATAACTATTGCAATCATTTCCATATCTCCAAAGCGCAATCTTTTTCATATTTTTTAAAAATGGCTTGTTTTGTCCATTCCAATTCTTGTATCAATCTATTATACCATTGTTGATCATGTGGATCTTTCGCTAATCCTGAATCAACTTTGAGCTGCATAATCCTAGTGTCTATATAATTAGTTCTTTCTGATAAAAAAGCATTAACATCGTCCCACGTAGTTAAAGTTGTATTACTCTGTCTTCGGCGCATAAAAACAATTCTCCTTGTAATTCCACATTCGTTTATCGTATTGTGATGGTTTAAATATATCTGGATAGTCTTTTTTAAATTTATCTATCTTCATCTTTATCATTGTTACTCGATCTTCTAGGTTCATTTCTTCTCCTTTGAAATGAAACCATTTCGGTAGCTATGGACTAAGAATAAAAAGCTACGTTACGTCGTGCACGACCAGGCTGGTTCCCCACCTTTAATCTTTCCACTTAAAATGGTGATCAATTCTACATTTACCATAATATAGAATGCCTAACCATATCGTAAAGAGTATGCCGTCTAAGTACGTTAACTCAGTCCAAGCTGTTGTAAAATCCATAATTTTTCTCCTATTATATAAGTAACTATTATGCTACGCTATTATTTATAATTATCATGCACGTGAAGTTGAATTATTGCATAGTGAATTATCTTCATAAGATCTTTTCTTTGGTCTTCTCTATTTCCTTTTTTACCATATCGTTGAGCATATTTAAGAATATTTCCAATACAGAATCCGGTGCCATGACCGCTGTCTAATATAAATTCAGTTGCTTGAAATTTATTTTCTGAATAGTGAGCTTTGTACGTATCATCAACATGATCTTTAATTAAATGTATATTTTTATCTTCACTAAATTTATAATCTATCCTAGGGATATCTACAACTTTACTATCTTTCTCAATTCTATCAACGTCTTGTTTAACTAACATTTCAAATAACCTCATTCCTTTAATAAATCCTTAATCATTTCTGATCTTATATTTTTTTTATTTACATATTTGATATCACAATATCCGCATACTACAAATCCAGTTTTTGGAACATTATAATAAACTCTAGGATGATCATTATCACAAGATACTATTTCTTTGTCAGTATATATTATAGTATCTGGATATACTTGATTTGGATCATGACTTTCCATTATCTTTTTTTCCAAATATAAAAAATATGATCACCGATTTTTCTAGTCTTTTGTTTACTCTTAGCCCAACCAGGAGTAACATAATCAGCGTGATAATGTGTAGCTCCATGTGTAAGATCTGCCCAATATCCTGTAGCAATCTTTGTAGACATAGCTAAGACATATTCCCAAATATCAATATCGTATTCTGGAACAACATCTGATTTACCATCGCAAAACCAACTAAATTGACATCTATGTCTTACTGGATACTCTATAGAAGGATCCTTCCAAGAAGGTTTAGTTGGACCTTGTTGAACTACTTCACATGGTGTATCTGGAAATCTTGAATCCTTCACTCTATTCATAGTAACTTGTCCTACTGCTACCATACCTCTAAATGGTTGATTTCTAGCTTCCCAGTATATGTTTTTAGCTATACACAATAATTGTTCATTATCATAGAAGCTTGAATGTGCTGGTGTTAAAAATGTAAATGTAATAAAAAATGCTAATATAATTGATCTCATAACCTACTCCTTTGTTATAAGTTAATTCTATCACAGTTTAAAAGCAATGTAAATAGTTAATTTCATTTTAATTAAGATTTTTATTATTTATATTAAAAATGCTGTTTATAGCCATAGCACATTCATGAGCAACTTCTCTATGCTCTTTTTGAGTGCCTTCATCAGATCTAAGTTCTATATAATGAATCCATGATCTTATAGTACCATTCATTAACATAGTTGAACATGTCAGCCCTTCTGGTAAAACTACTCTAGCTTGTTCTTTTGCTATACCTTTTCTAATAGCCCAATCATAATGTTCTTTTGCAGTATCAATGACATGCTGTTGTCTTTTAATCCATTCATTTTTTAAAATACCATCTTTAGTTTCAAAACTATTTTGTCTATTTGTTTGATCCTGCATTCTAGCTTCTCTAATAAAAAACATATCTTCTAGTTCTGAAGGATTTGCATATCTTTGACTAAACTCTTGAAAACTAAAGCTTCGATGTCTGAGTATTTGCCTAGCAATATCTCGAGTTGTAGTTATCTCCATACAAGCAGAAGCCATTTCAAACGGTGACCAATGTTTATGTTTTATAAGATAGTTTAGTAATTTATCAGTTGTTTTGGTATTATTTTGATTTTTAGGATTAGAAACTCTAGCACAATAAGATATTAAATCTTTAACATCTTTTATGCCTTTATCTTGTATTACTGATTTACTATAACTAATTAGTTTTGCTTTTATCATTCTTAGACAATCTCCAGTAATCTTTAGCGGGAACTTTTATAAAAGGTTTATTTGTTGCGTTTTTACTCGGATTTGGAACAGTAAGTACTACATTCTTGTCTTTTTCATATGCTTCAAGCTGAGCAGTAATTCTTTCACTAAATGTTCTTTCACGTCTCATCATCTTAATAGTTTTTCTAGATGAATTGCGTCTTTCGCCTTTAGATGTATATTTGTCTCTACCCATATTTTTTTCTCCATTCGGCATATGCCTGTAATAATAAATTTTTTTCTAATTGTTGGGGATAATTAAATGACAATCCTTGTTCTTTCATAATTCTTCGTATCCACTTTTGATTATTAATACAATCTAAATGAAACTTGTCAAAGAAAGGTTTTTGTGGAATCTTATCATAAATTTTTTCCATTATAATTTAAAATCTTTAAACTTTTCACCAGATTTTGTTTTGTCAAAAACTGGAGTATCATCTACTAGATTTTTTTGTTCACTATCGTCTACATCATATAATCTCATTTTAGATCTATCTACTCCGATAACAAATCTTTTATGTTTGGTGGGATCATTATATCTATTTTTTAATTGTTTAACTAATAATTGATTCATGCCTTCTAATTCTTCTGTAGTAATAATAGCAAACATTAAATCAGCTGTTGCAGGTAGACCGAAACTTTCTGAGGTATCTTCTAATCCTACATCTGAATTAGAGTAGCCCGATCTTGTAGTCTGAGTAGCTGAGAATATTGGTACATCAAACTCTACAGCCAAACCTCTTAATTCTTCAGCTATTGTTTTGATATATGTATATGAATTGATTGCACCACCCATAGACTTAACTCGAGACGATGACATAATATTTAAATAATCTACAAATACAATATCTGGTTTAAAATTCTTTTTGAGTTTAAGTTCATTCATTAGAGCTCGCATATGAGAAGTGTTTGCTTGCCCAGTAGGATATTCTTTTATTATCAATTTACCTGTAGTCTGTCTAGCAAGATTTGCGACTTTAGTTGTAAACATATCTTTAGAAAGATTGTGTATTTGATCAATTGGTAAATTTAGTAAGTTAGCATCAATACGTTCTGCTATTCTTTCTTCAGCCATTTCTAAAGTAACATATAAAACATTATGCCCTTGCACCAAAGCAGATCCTGCCACATGACACATAAAAAGCGATTTCCCAACTCCTGTACCAGCTAAACAAATATTTAATGTTTTATTAGGTAAACCACCTTTAGTAATTTTATTAAGATAATCTAA